TTTTCGTTGAGCGATAGTTCATCATCACCAATGTATAACCAACCAAGCAAGCGACCATACTTACCCATCCCACCTTGAAGTTCAGTTCGTATAGTGAGTTCATCATCTCCATCAATAGCATCCTCCAATTGTTTTTTCATCCAGTTTGTAGCGTCTAGTCCCAGTGCTTTTTCTTCCAGATCTCTTGTTCTTTTCTCTGGCGTATCAACTCCTGCAACTCTAACTCTTTCTTTCTTGTATAAATCAAACCCAAGATCAATGGTGACATCAATAGTATCCCCGTCAAGAACACGATTAATCTCCGTCACTCGGAAGTTGTAGCAGCTCTTTCTGCTCGGTGGAACCATTGCTCCCATTGTTAAACTCCATTAGTGCTTTATTTATAGAGATAGAGGGATCAGTCATTTTTTTCTCTCTTTCTCCTCTTTTTATATATTCAATCGCATCATAAACATATTGCCATTGACTCTCTTCTATCTCTAATTCAAATGCATGTGCAGGAGGATCTGTAACTGGTGCAGTACACCCAACTAATATTAAAGGTAATATTATAAACTTATTCATCTTTCTTTAAAACAACCACTGGTGCAATCACCCTATGAAACTCACGAAAGTATTCCATTCTATCTTTTGCATACTCACGGGGTTTTTCTTTTTTAGTCATTAGGAAAGAAATGATCGTATCTCAGTATATAGTATATCACAATTGACACAGAAATCAATAGTAATAAAATCATAATATTTACACTATGAACTACTACTTGCATCAGAACATATTATATTTTAAATTTTCATCAAAGTCTACCCAACTTTTAACAGGAAGAGCTCCGACTCCATGATTTCTCATTTGATAATAATTTTGCCTTTTAATCATTTGTATTTCACTGATTTGATTTTGCCATCTTAAATCATTATTCAATCTATCATAAGATATTTTTTTTGCATAGTCCCAAAAAGGAGTATCATATATTGAACCACCTTGATAAACAAAACATATCGCTAATTCAATGTCATCAGCATACCCTTGTATATGATTGTTTGTTTGGTTTATATTTTTATTTACAAATATATAATCGAAAAAAATTCCTAAAACTCTTTCATAAAAATATCCCATAAATGCTTCTAAAGGTTCATAAAATAATGCTCGATTACCATTCTTCAATACTCTTCCATCAAAGAATGAATTTGCTGAGTAACTCTTAAATTTAAACTCTCTTAATTTATCAATATCAATATCATTACAATAAGTTTTAAAATTATCAATTGCATCACCTTTTGTTGTAATCGTATCGTTATATAAGTAACCAAAACTTTGTCTTGATTGTAGAGGTATTCCAAACATCCAACCATTCGGAGTTGCTACATGTTGTGTGTAATTATACTTCTCAGGTTTTGTATCATGAACCAAACAACTATTCAAACTAATTGGTTTATCTAAATTATAATCACTGTAGTCATCTGGATATCCACCACAATCTATAACATAATCGAAACTATGTCGTTCACCATTAACTGTGACATAGGCTTTAGTTTCTTCAGACTCTATTGATGTTACATCACCATGTATCTCTCTAAAATTTTTAAATAATTCTCTAAATTTTTTAAAAGTAAATTCTTTAATTGAATGATTGTCAAAATGCATTCCATAACACACTGGCATTATATGACTATAAAATTCTTGCTCTCTCCAATTTGAAAACTTAACACCAAGTTTAGCAGTTGCATCTAATTTATTGGCATTTTCAAGTAAAGTAAAACCAATACTATCATAAAGAACACCAGGTATCTGAGTGCTTGTGCTTTCTCCGATACCTAGTATTGGTTTCTTTGGATTATGAATACTATAAACTTCAATTGGTTCTGGTGCGTATGCTAAAACAAATGCTATGCTTAAAATACCTGCTGTACCAGTTCCTATAATTGCTATTTTCATAATATTATGTTATCACAAAATTATTATTATTGCAATATTGCCTTCAAAATCCATTCTTTATGAAGGGTTGGATTTCCAAATAAATCTAATTGCAACCCATCTGCGTCTACGAAGATGTCGTCTTCCGCTTCCTTTCGACAATGCTGCCAGTAATATGTTCTATCTTCTCTTCGATATAAGTACGAAGTGTTGTGTGAATCAAGGGTGAACATGGCAATACATTCTTGTTTGTGTTGCCAACATGGATCGAGTGCTCTCTTTTCATATTCAGTCACGTTGTCTCCAATCATCAGGTCTATCGTTCCTAAACCAATCTGCTATATCATCTGCTCCTCCGAAACCCCTTTTATGTTTCCTTGGATCGGGGTCTCCTATATCCAAGTACTTAAGAAAAGTTGAATCATCATCCGTTTTTAATCTTCTTGCTGAACTTAACATACCTCTTGCAGATGTATTTGCTTTTGATAATTTCTCTGCCCATATCATGTCTTCTAAACTTACTTCTTGTCCTGCTGCTATTGCTTTGCAGATGCCTTCAAGTCGAAGACGATATTGTGTTGATAGCATAAAATTATTGTAATTACTTTTATTTAATCACAAATTTTTTAGCACTTCAAGTAATGTCATGTTACCGTGATAATATCCCATTATATCAATGATAAGCACACCTAATAGCATAATCCCCAGTGCTATTAACTGGGGATAAGATTCTTCCTTTATATGAGGAGGAAGTATTTCTTTAAATCTATTTGTCATTCAACGTGAATAACTCCTTTCATTCCTGCACCTGCATGAGGTTCACATTGAAACTCATACTCTCCAGATTCGGGGAAAGTAACCTCGAAACTTTCCCCTCCCATAAAAGACAAGTCTGAGTGTGAAAGTTCTGGGTGTCCATTAACAACCATGTTATGTGGAGGCAAATCACCATTTACAAATGTAATTGATTCACCTGCTTTGATAGTAATTTCATTTGGTTTAAAAATTAAATTACCACCTGACCCCATAGTGATTTCAGCGGCATATGCCTTACCACCTAAAAAGACACAAGATACAACAAGTAGTAATACCACCATGCATCTATTTGTCCAGTGAATAAATTGTTTCATATCTTTTTTTGTATCTATAAGTATTTATACTTAATAGAGTTCTTCTTCCTTACCTAATTCGATAGTGACATCAGATGTTGGATAAGCAACACAAGTTAAAACAAAACCTGCTTCAAGTTGCTCGTCATCTAAGAAAGATTGATCCTCTTGATTTACAGTTCCCTCTGTAATTTTTCCTGCACACGTTGAACATGCACCTGCCTTACATGAGAAAGGAGCATCTATACCCTCTTCCTCCATTTTATCAAGGATATATTCATCCTCTTCACATTCAAATGTGGTGCTATTTCCTTCTGTATCAATGGCAGTGACATTGTATGCCATAATCATTCCTCCTTTTTAATTGATTCCAAAGAAAAAGGATGTTCGTGTAGATACGGAACATCCTCTCTGGCATTTCTTACGGCTTCAAATGCGTCATTTGCATATTCACCTATTTCGTGATATTCGTTTTGTTGGTCGTGCCAACTAAGTGTGTAATGGGACATGATAGTTTCAACTCCATACATCATTATTTATGATAACATGTATGAATTTTTACGCAACTATATGTCGGTTTACACACTAACAATCTTTGTTTAGATCCTCTGCCATAGTACCACCAATCTCAGCACCTTGATTACCTGAGAACATAGTTACCCAACCAGCAGCCACCCAACCAATATAGGGAATATTAGCAAGAGTAGGAGCAGCACTAGCACCAACACTGGAACCAACGAGTCTTCCTGTTCCTTCTGCTGCACCAATTGCTTTGATACAAGCTTCTGATTTTCCGTCTGTGGTTGTTGTTGATGAACTATTGGGTTTTGTGTGAACTGCACCGTCCATCGTGTACTCCTCAGTGATTGTAGTTTTGTTATTACCCAATCCCAGAAAGCCACCTTTAGTGTTAATATCCCGTTCCACATGAAGAACTTTAGGATCGTTTGCACGATAACTTATTCTATATCCTTCTTTTCCAACTTCTGCTTCGTATGAGGTATAAGGTCCTACTGGCACATTGATACTTGGTAATTTACTCTCACGATTTATGAGAGTTCCAAGCATACCAATATAGGAAAGTCCAACAACTCCACCCAATCCAAGTGCAAATAACTTAGACCATTTCACTTCTTTTTTTTCCATTACCCACTTTTCTTAGGAGTTGAAGTAGGAGCAAGTACCATAGGTGCTTGTTCGATGCGAATGGTTTGTGCAGGTGCAGTGTTCGCTGCTTTCTCAAGTAGTTTCTCCATGTCTGCTTTTGTTACTGAACCAGGTGAATTTGCTGATGCACCCTTATCTTTGTTCTTTGCAGTTTGGATTCCGAAACTAGCTAAAACTCCCGTAAAAACCGAAGCGATGAAAGTTGGATCAATATTTTTCTGAGGGAAGTTAGGAATTGAAACATAATTCAATGTTAATATTCCACCACTCCAGATTAAGATACCCAAGCGCACAAAAGTGGAGAAGATTTCCATCTGCTCCTCTTTGTCCTCTGCGAGTTCTTTTAACTTACCGAGTGGTCCTACCTTTTTAGGTGCTTCCTTTTTTACTTCTTCAGCCATAAAAATTAAGACGACTATTTATATATAGCAATCTTAACTTTATATTAACTAAAAAGGT